AAGACGCTGAGATACACAGCTTCACCGACGAAGACGGTAGGCTACTGATGTCAGACGACTACACGCCCGAAGAGGCACGGGCAATGTTAGACCAAGTCCAGCAAGAGTACGACAACAAGGATGAGGGCGAACAGTTTGGCTTTAAGGACGGCTTAAAACTAGCGGGTGCGGCAGGTCTACTAGGGCTGGAGAAGATTGGCGTAGACACTTCACCAATTATTAACTGGTACAAGGGCGGTGATACTGGCTTTGCACTGGGCGGTATAGCAACCGCCACTAAGGGTATCACCACAGAAGAGGGCAGAGAAATGGCGGCTAAAAAATTCCAAGTGGATGACAAGAAAGCGGATACTAACGGCGATGGTGAATTGACTACACGTGAGAAGGAAGTCGCTTCCGCTGTCCAGCGAAACGTAGACGAAGAAATTTTAGAGGACGAAAAAGTCCAGATGTACCACGGCGGCATGGCCTGTGGTTGTGATGAGTGTATGGGGGGAGACCTAGAGGAAGGTATTATGGGATACGATGAGGTGTCTGGTAATCCTATTCCTGTAGGAGCAAGTGCAGAAAATGTACGTGATGATATCTCTGCCATGATATCTGAGGGGGAATACGTTCTCCCAGCACACGTGGTATCGTGGCACGGCCTAAAGCACATCCAAGAGATGCAGCAAGAAGCAGAAGCTGGTCTAATGATGATGGAGCTAGACGGTCTTATTCAGCACGTAGAACAGTCCGAGACTGAAGAGGCCGAGGACGAAGATATTGACGTACCTGAAGAGGACGTTGATGTGGAGGTCGCCACTGTAGAGGTGGACGATCAGTTAGAAGATACAGAGGAAGAACTTGAGCCTGTATCACAACCCCTACCAGCGATGCTTAAAAAACAGAAGATAGCATTTATGGTTTAATTGGATACCCGACTAGTCGGACCCAGTGAGGAAATCATGCAGAAAAGAAAATATCAACGCGCAAACGAACCTGAAGATAATTTGACATACAGCCAAGAGCTAGCACAACAGCAACCTCAAGATAAAGCTGAACAGTTGAATGCCGAAGAAGAGAGTTATAAGAAGCGGTATCAGGACATCCAGCGACACATCCAGACGGTACGTGACCAGAAGGATCAAGAACTAGCACAGCTAAAGAAGCAGCTAGACGCGGCAACACGGCAGCAAATTAAGTTCCCTAAGACAGATGCAGAAGTCGATGAGTGGAGCAAACGCTATCCTGACGTTGCAAAGATTGTAGATACTATCGCCCGTAAACGTGCAAACGAAGCACTTATGGAAGGCGAGAAGCGTCTACAGCAAGTGGAGAATTTTGAACGTAAGTTGAACCGCCAGAGTGCTGAACAACAACTTATGAAATTACATCCTGACTTTGCTCAGATACGACAAGACCCCCGCTTCCATGAGTGGGTAGCACTGCAGCCACAGGCTATGCAGGACAGTGTGTACAAGAACAACACTGACGCTAAGTGGGCTGCTCGTACTATTGATCTGTACAAAGCGGATACGAAACGTGGGGGCAAGTCTAGTAAGAGTGCCGCCCAAGCTGTAGGACGTACAACATCAGCTACTCCTGCGGCAGGTAATAAACCTAAGTTCTCTGAGAGCATGGTGGCAGCAATGTCTGATCGTGAGTTCGAAGCTAACGAAGAAGCCATTAGCGAAGCCATGAAAACAGGCTCTTTTGTTTATGATATTTCGGGTGCAGCCCGATAAGTTACGTAATTAGATGTTGCAATAATTACGTTACTATGGTACAATGAAACCATTGAATTATTAAGGTAGGGACACTCTTGGGTACACCCCTACCAAACCTTCCAGATAATGTATACTAAGTCTACCAGCGCGTTTGGACCCGCTTTGGCGATACTCCTTACAAACTGACACTGATGTTCAATTGTCTGATCTAGCTGCTCTTAGGCAACACAAAAACACACTAAGAGTTAATCCCAAGCCATTTCATTCAAGGAGACAATCAAAATGGCATTTCCAGTAGCATCAGGTTACGGCAACTTACCAAACGGTAACTTCTCGCCAGTAATCTATTCCAAAAAAGTACAGAAGGCGTTTCGCAACTCTTCTGTTGTAGAAGATATCGCAAATACCGATTATTCTGGCGAAATCGCAAACATGGGCGATAGCGTCAAGATCATCAAAGAACCAGACATCACAATCAACACTTACGCACGTGGCACAACACTTGCGACACAAGATTTGACAGATGCCGATTTCACTATGGTCGTCACTGAAGCGAACTACTTCCAATTCGCAATGGACGACATCGAAGAGGCGCACAGCCACATCAATTTCGTCGATCTAGCAACAGATCGCGCTGGCTATAAACTTCGTGATGCGTTTGACCGTGAAGTACTAGGCTATATGTCTGGTTGGGACTGGTCAGGTTCTGCGTGGGGTCGTCGTACAGCATTGGATACAGGCGGCACAAAAGCCGACACCAACGCAGGTAACGACGAATTACTAGCTGCGAATAAGCTGGATATTACAGACTTCGGCGGCAGCGATCTCGGCGGCGAAGCAGAAGTAACATCGATCCCGACAGCGGCAGGTGGCGGTTCAGGTGCAATTACTTCACCTCTAGCTATCCTAAACCGTATGGCTCGTTTGTTGGATGCGGCTAACGTAGACACAGATGGTCGTTGGGTTGTAGTAGACCCAGTCTTCAAAGAAATCCTAATGGATGAAGACGCGAAGTTGGTTAACGCTGACTACGGTGGAGGCGATGAAGTACGCAATGGTCGTATGCCAAACCTTATCCGTGGCTTCCGCGTGTATACTTCAAATAACCTACCATACGAAGGTACGGGTCCGGGTACTTCTGCATCAGCGGGTTCAGAAGCTAACTACGGCGTACTAGTCGCAGGTCACGACTCTGCAGTGGCGGTAGCGGATCAGATCGCAAAGACTGAATCATTCCGTTCACCAGACACATTTGCAGATATCGTTCGGGGTATGCAACTATACGGTCGTAAGATTTTACGTCCAGAAGGACTAATTACTGCTAACTATAACCTAGCATAAACTATACTAAGGGGCTAGTCAAGTGCTGGCCCCTTTACCTCTGCTTTAAGGTGCTTCATGGCTACTACGTATATTGAATTGTGCAACCAAGTACTTCGCCGCCTAAACGAGGTGGAGATTGCTAATGCTGAATTTGGTTCAGTACGTGGTGTACAGGCACTCGTTAAAGATGCTGTTAAGGCTGCAGTAGCTAAGATCAACCAAGCTGAATTTGGATGGCCTTTTAATGCTGCAGAGGAGACAGATACTCTAGTAGTAGGACAAGAGGAATATACTTGGCCTTCCTACTTCAAAGTAGCTGACTGGAACAGTTTTCAAATCCAAGCCAATGACGGACAGAATGTTAACTTTAAGACGCTCAAGCGCATAGATCGTGATGAGTGGTATAAGTACCACCGCGACGATGACTATGCGGCAGGTGTAACTGGTCGTGGCGTACCAGAGTTTGTCTTCGAGAGCCACGGCACTGGGTATGGCGTAAGCCCCTCCCCCGACAAGGCATACACTCTAAAATTCAGATATTTTATGAACTATGCTGACATCACTAACTATGATGATGTGACGCGCATCCCAGAGAGCTACGACAGCGTTCTGATCGATGGCGCATTGTATCATATGTATATGTTCAAAGATAACATCGAATCCGCACAAGCTGCGTTTATGGCCTTCGAGCAAGGTATCAAGAACCTGCAAACTCTTTACATAAACAATGAAATTGGCGTGAGAGATACACGGATTAAATTTTAATGCCTGATCAAATCCAGTCCCTTAAACTGGTCTGTAGCGGCGGTCTAAATAGTAACGAAAACCACTTAGACCTATCGGACAATGCTCCCGGTTCTGCCACTCGATTAGTTAATTATGAGCCGTCACTTTTTGGCGGCTATCGTCGTATCGAGGGGTACGGATTATATGATACAGACTATGGCGAAGTCACAGTAGACGGTCAGACTACAGCCAAGGGCAAAGTACTCGGCCTAGCCATCTTTAAAAATGATGTGACCAACACCACACAAATCATCGCTGTACGTGAAGACAACACAGGCGGCAACTACAGCTTCTACTACTATACCGCCTACATTGGCTGGCGTAAGTATACTCTAGACCACAACGTGACCCGTCCAATGACTTTGAATGGGCGCACTGTAACTAAACTGCGTCACGTTGTTTTTAACTTCGGCACAGGTAATAAGATTGTATTTGTGGACGGCGTGAACCCAGCAATTGTCTTTGACGGAGATCACTGGGAAGAATTAAAGTCGTCACACACAGGCGGCTATACCGCTGGAGCGGGACACACCACTGCAACTGGAGGCGGGGATCAGTGTCTAGACGCACCCGCTCTAGTAGACGTATTTAAAAGTACACTATTTCTAGCAGGTGACACTGCATACGGCGCGGCTATTGCCCACTCAGCACCTACTAATACTGCAGACGAAGACGGCTTTTATGATTTCACTTCAGCGTCTGGAGCAGGTCAGATTGCCGCTGGATTTGATGTAGTGCAGATCAAGCCCTTCCGAGATGACCTGTTCGTGTTTGGTACTAACGCCATTAAGAAGATTGGCGTAAACACTAGTAACGAATTTAGCACTGACCAAGTTACTTCTAACGTGGGGTGTGTGGCTAGAGATAGCGTACTAGAGATCGGCGGCGATCTAATGTTCCTAGCCCCTGACGGCTTCCGTCCTGTTGCTGGTACATCGAGGATTGGTGACGTTGAACTAGAGACCGTGTCTAAGCCCATTCAGGCTACCCTAGTTGACCTGATTGCCAACAGTGACATGGACCAGCTTAACGGCGTAGTCATTCGATCAAAGTCTCAAATTAGATACTTTATTGGGGATGACTCAGTAGACGCATCCGACAGTATTGGGATCATAGGCGGTCTGACAAATAGTTCGGGTTCTATCTCTTGGGAGTTCGGTGAGCTACTAGGTATTAGAGCGTCTGTGTGTACCAGTGGATACGTAGACACCACAGAATTTATCCTACACGGCGACTATGATGGCAAAGTATATAGACAAGAGAATGGCACATCATTCAACGGGTCAGACATTGTCTCTATATATGCTACTCCGTATTTAGACTTCGGTGAGACAGAACAGCGCAAAGTAATGCGCAAACTTAATACATTTATTCGGGCCGAGGGTCCATTCGAGATGTTCCTGTCGATGACGTATGACTGGGGGGATGGTAATATTTCTACCCCCGCCACCTACTCACAGACATCTACAGGCGCACCTACCAAGTATGGCGGTAGGAACATTAATTATAACGGAGCAAACGTGCTTTATGGCGGCTCTTCAAAACCAATTATGACTAGTGACATTCAAGGATCGTGTTTCGCTGCTCAGGCTACATTCGTGACTGTGGGACAGACTGAACCTTTTTCTATCCAAGGTATGGTTTTTGAATTTACGCCAGCAGGGAGAAGATAAAAAATGGCAGGTTATACAAGGCAGTCTATTGCTCAGATCATTAACGGATCAGCTATTACTGCTCCACCACTCAACGCTGAATTTAACCAGCTTGAAGATGCGTTTGATGCTTCTACAGGCCACAACCATACTGGCGCAGAAGGTGACGCACCTAAGATTGACCTTACCACTTCTGTGTCTGGATATCTCCCAGCCGTACACGGCGGCGTAGGCGGTAAGAATAACCTATCTGCCACCTCGAACCCCTCTACTTCTGATGACTCTGGGGATGGATATGCTCCGGGTTCTTTGTGGGAAAACACTACTACTGGTCGTATCTTCATCTGCGTGGGTAACACTGCTAACGCAGCCGTTTGGCGTGAGCTAGTACAAGTAGAGACAAACAATGTCATCAAGCCTATCAGCCACGATAGCATTGACTTGGGTACACCCTCTGTACGCTTCCAAGACCTATACCTATCTGGTGGCATCGGTGCGACGGGTAATGTCTCTCTAGGCGGTACACTAAGCGTAACTGGCGCATCTACATTCACTGGTGCCGTGACTGCTAATGGTGGCCTGACAGTAAACGGAACTACCACACTAGCTGGTAACGTGACTATTGGTGATGCACTATCCTCTCTAGATACAATCGCCGTAGCTGCAGGATTCACTTCTAATTTACTACCAGATGCCAACGCAGGTGTTAGCCTCGGTTCAAGCACTAAGCAGTGGAACAACCTATACATCGACGGTACAGCCACAATTGATACGCTGACAGTCGATGAGAATACTACTGTCGCAGGTACACTGGGCGTTACAGGTACATCTACTCTAAGCACCGCCAACATTACTAACATCACCGCTACAGGTACAATTAACCTAGCAGGTGCCACAGTTTCAAACCTTGGTACTGTTACGACTGCAGCTATCGGCGGCGGCTCTCTTAACAACGTAGTAATCGGCGGCTCTACTCCTGCAGCCATCACTGGTACAACGATCACTGGTACATCACTTGTAGGTCCACTGACAGGCAACGTAACAGGCAATGTCACTGGTAACCTAACAGGTGATGTTACTGGCGATGTAACAGGTGACTTAACTGGTAACGTAACTGCTACTTCTGGTACATCAAACTTCACCAACGTGACCATCAGCGGTCAGTTGAACATGGATGCCAGTTCTGCAGCCACTATTACTAACCTGACTGCACCCAGT